CTACAAGAGCATAAGAAGAATCAAGTCCTTGTATTCTTAAGGTTCTAGCAGCTGTTCCTACTACATCATCATTAGCATTATCACTAACTACATCAAGAGTAGCTTGAGCTGTTTGCCAAGGATAGTTATTTCCTGTTTCCCAAATAGTTTCAAAAGAACCTGAACCAATACTAGAATTATATCCAAATTTATTAACCATAGAATAACCAGGAACTTTACCTTGCTGTACAGCTAAATAAAATGGAATGTCATCAACTGTACTTCCACCTGTTATTGGATTAACATTATTACATCCAGACATTAGCAACCTCCTCGCATTAAATACCAATTTAATCTTTCTACTTCTTGTTTCAAGTCTTCTTGAAAAGAAAAGTTAAGTTGATTTTTTAATGTGTCGATTGCAGCTACAATCTGTCTTTGATTGTCGGGCTGATAGGTTTCTTTAGGATCAGGTATGTATACTGTAATCTTTGCCATTATCTTCTACCATCTGCTCTAACATCAAATCTGAATGTACCATATCTCCATGTTTCATCAAGGCCATCTGTAGCTATCTTAACAGCAGCTAATCTGCCTCTAGCTCTAGTATCCACCTTAGTTGTAGAAGATGTAACAGTAAAAGGCCCTAATGGTGAAGATGTAGCTGTGGATTGAGGATATCTATTAATAAAGATAGTAACTTGTGCATCTCCACTTAAATATTTAAAATCTGGTAAAAATCTAGAAACACTCATAAAGTTTTGGCCCTCACCATCTGTTGTAATATCAAATTCTCCTGACTGTATAAAACATGGAATAGCTGTTTGTGACCCATCTGGGTTAACTTGATTTGAACCTGTTTCGTGTTGATATAAAATAGTAGCACCATTAGATACACCATTAACTGTTGGATATGTAGGTGTTGAAGATGAATTATATTTTGTTGCAAAAGGTGCAGCGTAAACTGTTGAACCTTCCCAAGTTGTTCTATCTAATGAACTTGTAGTCCAAACATTTTCAGCATAATTATAAGTTACAGCTCTATCAATTGTTGTAGATCCACTCTTAGGATAAAACCAAGTTACTTCTGAATATAATTCATTGATACCTGCATATATAATTTCTCCTGAATTATAATTTAATCCTAAATCACCAGCTCCGTTAGTTGTAAATACAAAGTCTTCTACTAAACAAGGTACTGCTTTAACTGTACCATCATAAACATAAAACCCACCTGTTGCTCCAATCCACCACATAGCACCATTTGCATACACAGCTGCATGCTGACCAATAAGTCCAGCGTTAGATGCAACCTTACGAATACTAAATGTAAAAGGTGGCCCAACAAAGTCTAATCTATAAGTAGCTGTATCTGTAAAAATCATAATATAGTCTTTACCTTTACAAGCTCCTACAATTTGTGTGCCATCATCTAATTGAAACGTACCTGCAGTATTAACAGAAGTAGGTGCATACACATTGTAATTTTCTTGATCAGAAAATCTAATAAACATTTTATCTTGCGAACTTGGTTGACCAATAGTTGTTTCTGTACCTAAATGAATTAAGTGTCTATCCCTATCAGATACAATAGACATTACTGATTTACTTGGCATATTGTTATTTCTAACTGCTCTTGTAGTTAATGCATTAGATGCAGAAGGATCCCAAGTAAAAGATCTACCATTATGAATGGTTGCAATTAATATTTGGCCCCAATTGTCTAATGACCAATTAGCAGGATCCAAAACAACAGTAGATGAAGTTGATGAAGAGCCCCACGTTAATCTTGACCATGTGCTTGTACCCCAACCATAACCATATGTTTGATTCAAAGGTCCAATAGGTTCATAAGGATGAACATCTAATGTACCATCGTTAGTTGCTCCTGTTCCTGTTTCCGCTGTTGGCATTTGAATAGTAAAGGTAGTTGCTGAAGGTACTGTTTTAACCTCAAACAATACATCATCAAAATCTGTAGCTGTGTAATCTGTATCAGGTGAAGTAAAAGAACCTGCGTTTGCAAAAGTTATGATATCTCCTGCTAATAAGTTATGACCCGCTGATGTTGTTATAGTTACTGTTGTTGATCCGTTGGTCGTTGTTATGTCAGCACCTGTAGAATAATTATCTGTCTGTAAAGGTGTGATGTCATAAAATGCACCTTCATAATAAATAATTAATAACTTATCAGTACCAATAGCTGAATACTTACGTCCATCTAAATCTGACCATACATGTTGATCCCTAGCTGCACCAATAATAGATGCATAACTACCTGATACTAAAGAAGTCCAACCCCCTATCTTTTCAGGTTGTCCGTATCTAAATCTCACAAAATCACCATCGAACCATTGACCCATGGCCTCAGATTCCGTAGCTTGTTTGTTAAATCCTGGTCTTATTTGTACTTTTGTTAATGGCATGTAGGTATTATACCATTATAGACTTATTAAATATAGATTAGTTGAAGGTAGTTATTATAATCATTCTACCCACCCTTTTTTTTCAATAAAATTAAATGCTATGGCGTACTTTGGTTCAGGGTAATTATTTTTATAAGTGCCGTGTTTAAGCAAACCAGAAAATAATAAAAAAGTTCCTTCTTTTGGTTCAATTTCTAATTTTAAATCTGGAAACATTAATGGTAACTTATTTGTACTTAAATATAGTATACCTGAATAAATCATGTCAAAATGATTGTGCATAGTTGTCCTATTTCCTTCTTCAATTTTAAAACCCCAAGCGTTTTCTAAAAGAGCTTCAGGTATTTCTTGGAAAACTTCTATTTTACTAAAAGCTTTATTTAAAATTTTACGAAAATAATAATTATCATTAAAATAATTAAAACAAGTCATTTTTCCTTTAATGTGTGTTTTAAAGTTCATATTTGAATTTTCTAATATCCCTTTTTCGATTTCTGAAATTAAAATATCTTTATATTCTAAAATATCTAATTTTATTTCTATAAAAAAAATAGGTGTTTGTATGTTCCTATTTATTTGTTTTATCAACATTTTTTTCTTTAATATCTTTTTTTATAGTGCTTGCTTTTAATTTTAACAAGGTAACTATAAGCTGATCTAAAAAATCTTGACCAAATGTAAGTTTTCTTTTTTTAACTAAAGTCCAAATTTCTTTCCAAGAAAAAATCATTTCACCATCTTCTTTTTCGTTTAACCTAATGTTCATAAATACTCCTTTTTTAGTTTACTTTGACCTTTCGTTCCATTGCATTCCCCATAAAGGTCTTCCATCCCCTATTCTATCTTTATAAAGTCCATTTTTGTCTACATAATGTAAAAAAAATTGAGTATGCCAATCTCCGTTAAACTCTTCTCTCCAATGTTCCACTTCACAACCTAAATAAATTGCTGCATCCCCAGGTTTTAAATTAAATTCTTTTCCGTCCATATAGATAGGCCATTCCTCTCCTGATGAACCAACCATAACAGTAACAGATATTTCGCACTCTGGTCTATCTTTATGTTTATGTAAAGTTGCAAGATAAGTATATAATCTAGCAAAAGCATATGTAGGCCATAATTCTTTTCCCGTTAGCAACTCCATTTTTTTTAATTTAGTTAATAAAAAAGATTCAGCTAAATGGTCTGCATACCAATTACTGTCGCAAGTGCTTGAAGTTGTTTGAGTTTCATCAAAATGATTTGTGTTTAATCTGTGTTTCATTTTAAAATATTCGTTTGTTAAATTAATTTCTTCCTGTGTTAAAAAATTTTTAACTAACTTATATTTAAAATCTTTACCAATCATCATGCCCACGCAACTATTGTATATCTGATTCCCTCAGATACTGGTTTTACAGAATGTGGATATAAAAAATTACTTGGCCAAATGATTAAACTACCAGGAATTGGTTCAAATGTAATTTCTTGATCGCCTTCGAATGTTTTAAAAGCTAACTCGCCACCTTTGTAATCATTGTTTAAAAATAGTATAGTACTAAATGTTCTGTTGAAATGTTCACCACCATCTACATGAAAATTATAATGATTTGTTTTTTCATATTTAAGTATTTCTATTTGATTAGTGTGTTGTATAATGCCAGTATACTTTGATACGTTTAATATTTTTGTATATTCATTTATACAATTAACTATTTTAAAATTTAAATAATTATTCCAATGACAATCGGTTAAAAGTCTATTTCTATTAGAAAGTTCGTAAGTATTAACTTTCCTAATTTTTTCATTAAAAACACCATTAAAACCAACTTTGGCTTTTTCAAAAGACCTAGAGTTAGCATATTTAATTAAAGTGGAAGTAGTTTTAAGATTAATACAATTTACAAATTGTAAAATGAAAGATTTCAAAAGCATAAAAGCTTTTACTATATTCTATACAATCTGTAAAGGGTGTAAAACAGTATTGCCTTGATCTATTAAATATTTTTCTAAGGTTGTATTAAATGGGTATGTAATAGAAGATGTATCTAAGTTTTCTAATAATGCTTTATAAGCAGAAAGTTCATTTTTAAATAAACCTTCTTTTTTGCGTTTCATTACATCACTTATTCTTTCTTTTAAAGAAGAAATATGTTTGTCTAATTTTTCTTTTGAAGAAAAATCGTAAATTTCATAATCTGCTCTATCTCTTAAAGTTACAGATAAATCAGAGTTTACTACAGCTATTTTTTCATTTAATAATAACGTGTTAAAATCTGTATCAGAAATAGTAATAAAATTACCAGCAAGACCGTTTTGGTATATTTCAATACCATTATATTGTGCTTTTGCTTGTTCTAAATCTTTTGAAATAAAACTAATGCTTTTTTCTAAGTTTGTTACTATATAAGCCATAAATATTCCTTAAGGTATTAATTCATAAATAGAGATAATTCCATTTTTTCCAGGTCTACCCATACCTGGTCCTCCTGGTCCAGGGCCTCCAGCACCCACAGGTTGAAATGGTTCAGTAGGGCTTGCAGGAAATCCCATACCTCTAAAACCACCTAATCTACGACTAGGTTGACTTACACCAGGTAAACTTATGTCGTATGTAGAAACAGGTGCACTTCCAGAACTTGCTGGAGGAGGTGGGGTAGGAGAAGCAAAAGCTCCGCCACCGCTTCCACCGCTTGCTAATAATAATGGTGCTGGGGAAGGACCAAATCTTGTTGACTGACCACCCCCGCCTGGGTTACCTCCTCCAGAACCAGCAATGAAAGGTTGAGTATATGGTGCTGATATTGCAGCTTTGTAAATTCCAAAACCACCGTTACCGCCAGGTGCTCCCGCTGGGGCTCCGCCACCACCTCCACCGCCACCAATTCCGTAAACTAATACTCCTGTTGCAGCAGGATTAGCTGTATATGTAAAAGTTGTACCAGTATCATTAGAACCATCTACATAAATATATCCCCCATCACCTCCCGCACCTGAAGATGCAGCCGTAATTCTTCCGTCAGCATCAACAGTAATGTTTGCAGTTGTGTATGCTCCTGCTGTAACACCTGTTGAAATTAATTGATCAGGGCCAACAGAGTCTGTTGCTAATTTAGCAGCTGTAATAGTTGATTGTGCAATTTTGTCTGCAGTAACTTGTAATGCAGAAATTTTTGCAGTTGTGATTGCGTTATCCGCAATCTTAGCAGTAGTTACTTGGTTAGCAGAAATAGCTGCAGATAAAACTGCGTTGTTAGCAATTTGAGCAGAACCAATTGTTCCACCTAAAGTATCTAATGCGATTTCTTTTAAGTCTGTTCCATCAGAGTAAGCTGCTACAATTTTAGCTTCGCCTGCTGTAAATCCTGTACCACTTGCAGTTTTAATTGTTAAATTTGTTACACCTGTAACTGCAGTTAAATCAAAAATATAAAATTTTTCTACTCCATCTGGAATAGTAACTGTTGTTGCACCTGTTAAAGTAATGGTTGCGATTTTAATAATCATATTACGTGCATTTGATAATGCAGCGTTTGACATTACTAAAGTAGTTGTAGCTGAGTCTGTAATCGTTACAGCTTCGTAACCTGCAACAGCTTGTTGAATTAAATTTAAATTTGAATTTGTTTTATTACCCCATGTACCAGCGTTTTCGCCAGTTGCCATAAGTTCTAAACCAATTGTATTATAAGATGATGCCATATGTTTTTATTTTACCATTGTTATGCAGCTAAATCAACTTCGGTCCAAACATT